GGGTATATCAGAACTAATTGCGGTCAACGTTAGGGCGTTTGTTGATCCCCCATTAACTGCGTTTGCGAATGTTGCGTAAAGCCTTAACCCTCCTAAATCATCCTTATGCACGAAAGCCGTAAAGCTTGATTCTCTTGCATTACCCGCCCATGATGCCGCCGCAATAAATAAAAGATCTGTTCCGTTTGTTGTTGAAATTTCAATTTGGTCGCCTGTTATTAATTCGTCAGCCTCATCAAAACTAAATCGCTTCTTTGTCGTATTGACATCATCAACATTGATCGTTGCGAATAAATCACCCTGCGCCGTTTTGCGCTGGAGCATGACTTTGCCAAAACCGCCTAAATAGATACTCATTAGATTGTCGCTGTAGTTAGTGCGCCTGTTGCCTGAAAACTGATTTGCGCTTTTGCTATTTCTCCCGGTGATGCTGAAATATTTGCACCTGTTATAAATGCCGTCATCGTTACGTCGCTATTCGTCGCGCCATCAGTAAACCTAAGAGTTAGGGTTTTGCTATCACTATCTGATAAGCCTGAATTACCTGTTTTAACAAGCATCCTAAGAAATTCTGACCCGTCGTTTGTTCCGTCGTCTTGCTTGTAATAAATTATTTCCGCGCTACCCGTAAACGTTTGAAGTCCGGGCGTAAAGCTTCTTACGCTATCCCCTAATGAGGTTGTTTCCAATAAACCCGCGCTTGCATTAAGTGAAAATGATTGTGTCTTGCCAACCTCTTCTGTTCCTAATAGAAATTTTGCGTCACGCCCTGTATATGGTTTTGCCATTACCTTTTACTACGTTTACATAGCAGTCTATAGGACACCGATTAAATCAACAGTAACAGAACTAATTCCTTTCTTAATTTGAACAATAGACGGGGCTGTTGCGTATCTCCATTTATTCGGCGCGGGTGCGTCAATCGTTCCTGTTGCGCCTTCCCATCCTGATTTTGCTTGACTTGGTATATCAAAGGTTGAATAGCTGCCAAAGCGATCATCAAAGTGCGTATTAAATTCCTCGGCCTCAGTATCAGTTATGTTTTCATATCTCAGTTGTAGTTTCATCCCTGTTCTTTTATTGCCGTATAAAATCCGGCGTTCTGCCCCACTTTGATTAGTAAAGGTTTTGACAGGATATGAACCGGGGTCGAATTGACGACGATTAGGGGAAAGGGTAGGAAAAGCCATTTAAGAATCGAAAGTGAACTTAGAATCGTCAGTTATATCTAATGCCATTTTACTAACAGAATTATCATCACAAGGAAATTCACTAGCAACGATAGACACCGTATTGTCTTGATCAAGTGTTAGCTGTTCAACTAAATATATGTTTTGACTAATAACCGTTGATTCAATGGTAAATATCGTATTAAAGAAAGTTGCATCGCTTGTTGTCATATTCGTTACTTGCATTGATCCGCTTACTACATCATTTGAGGCCGGGGAATAATAAAGAACGTTATAGAAACCATCAACTAATGTTTGAGCGCTAGTTATCTCACCTGTTGTTGATACTGCCCCGTTATTTGCCGCACTATATGGGCTTGCCTCTGTTACTACTTTTATATAATCGCCTGCCCCTAGATCTAAACCAAACGCTGCTGTTTTAAATGCAATTGTATGCGTTACGTGTTTACGCAAGGCAAGGAAATATTGACCAACCAAACGGGCATGAGATCGGCTTGTGACGTACTTAGTAAGGTCAAATGATTCAACGCTTTCAGTTTCAGGGCTAGTTTTATATTTAACCGTAGTAACTACCTCTTTCGGTAATTGATTTTTCTTTGTCTCTCTAAAGCGTAACACTGCTTTGAATAACTCTCTTTCCTCGGCTCCTAGATAATTTAATTCAAATGAATCTTCAATAATATTGCCGCTAGTAAATAGTTGTTTAACAGTAACCGCGCCTGTTGATATATCCCCGCCGGGTGTAACAGGTAATGCAGGCTTTAAGGAAAGTTGCCCATCAGATAAAACGAAACTACAAAGGAAATTAGGCGCGTTTTCTGCGATCCATTGCCGGATATTAACTGGCTGATCTATAGCGCCATCAAAGAATAAAGAGTTTTGTCTAAGAAACTTTGATGTATTTGCTAAATCAGTTGTATTAATTAGATCATCAGTTGAACCGAGTATCGTTCCAGCTCCAGCCGTCGTATCAGTTAATAAGTAATAAACAAGATCAGTAAATAAGTTACTAGCTCCATCACCTGAATCGTCAGGGTGATTTAATTTAACTTTGATTCCTTCTGATAACCAAACGCGCACCTGATCTAAAGCAGTAAAACGCCTTGATGCCTTAAGAGCTAAACCCGCCGTTGCCATGTTTTTGTATGTTGGCGGCGTTGCATTACTTACACTTTCATTTACATAAACGATGGAATGTTCAGGTTCATTTTGATTTGATTTTTCGATTAAATTTCCATAAAAACTAATATCTGATATTTGCGTTAAATTTTCAAATTCTCGATCAGCAGAATAAACACCGCCTGAACTTGTTGAACCGATACCCATCACTCTAAATTTCGCGCCAAGGGATGAATAATTTGTCCAGCCTCCACCGCCTCCAGATTCAGTAATAAAAAATTCTTCTCCTACTTGCCAATTCGTCGCGGTATTTGAATTAGCTAAAACCTCTGCTGTAAAGTTTTTATATCCTTTTTCCATATCAACGAAAGAACTATAATCAGCCGCTAACCATTCAGAATCCGAATCATCCATTACTGTCGCAGTTAACTTAACTTGTATATCTTTCGGGTTTGAAATTGTCTTAGTTACTTCTCTTACTGTTCCCGCTGAATATGCCTCTGCATTACCAAATACCTCGTAATACCAACCTTGAATAATCTTTTTAGCTTGATCACCTGTTTCAATTCCTGTAACAGTCAAACTTATTCCTGAACTTGTTAAACCACCTGAAACACCGGGAACCATTTTAAAAGGGTTACTTCCTGTAATTGTTCTTGATACTGAAATAGTGCTATTTAACGCCCAACCACCCGCGCTGCTATCTATAACTTGATAATCATCAATAGTCCAAGAGCTATTTACAGAACTAGCTGCGTAATGCGTTACTTTCTCTTGCCTTGTTACGCCCCAATAAGTAAAACCATTACCGGGCTGTTGACTCCCATCTGGTTCTGTTCCATTTGTATCAACCGTATATCTATAATTACCAATTTCAAAAACAACTAATTCAGGACTTGATTGGTAAATGGTATAAAAATTACCTGAACCTGTTGAACCTACATTTGGGTTCGTTGGTTGCGATAAATCCCATTCTTTCCAATAGAACGACCAACCGCTGATATTGCCAAATTTATGTTCAGTAACAAAGTAAGGGTTAAAGACCCCACCATGATCCGCCGATCCGTCCCTTACATCAAATCTAGTATCTGAGTTTTTCCAACCAAAGGGCAGTTCAATTCTTCTCGCGTGATAACGAATCTTGACCCATTCACTACCGGGTAAGGTTTCCTGAACTGTTAAATATTTTGTTCCGCCGATTGGAGTACCAGAACTATCAGCATTACCGAAAGCCTCGAAACAGAAACTATCTCTCATGCCATCGGGTGAACCTGTAGGCGAACTAAATAACCCTTGATAAAACAGGCTTGTAATTCTTGTTTCTTCTATATGTTCCGGCTGGTAGCTTTGAATCTGAACAGATGATGGATAGCTTCTTGTAATGATTGAAGGGTTAGAACTTGGCTTATTTGTTAATTCGTCATTTCGTAAAATATCAGCTACGGTTAATTTTTCACCTTTTAAAGTAATAACAAAACCACCGGGAACAGTACCCGATATTTGATCTTTTGATGAACTTAACCTTACGACTCTTGTTGTTGGTAATAGCTTAGTTATAAAGCTTGCAGTTCTAGGGACAAACTTAAATTCATACGCTTTTAACGCAGGGTGAGTAAATCGAATTGAATTATATTGTTCTGTTGGGTTGCTACCAATTACGCAAAATAAACTCCCGAAAGTGCTATCAGTACCGTTAACTAAATTCCAAACAGAGGTATCAACTTCACGGAAATAAATTGAAAAGACCGACGCACGTTTTAAAAATGTTGTAATCGTTCCGTTTGTTAATTGAACCTTATCGCCATCAAATGTTTTTAATTGGTCAGGGGTTGGGATGCTTTGGAAATTACAAAGACCTGTTAAACGTTGAAAGACTTTAGAACGCAATCCAATTTCTGTTACATCACAAGGGCGTTGATTTCTAACGATTCCTGTTGATGATCTTGCTAATGGATAGAAATCAGTATTAGGGATATATCCGTCATCGGTTGGGTCTGGGCCGTCAACATCTGCGATATAAAAACTACGCCCTAATAAATCAGTATTAACTAAACCGACCTTTGCCCCAAATGTTCCTGTATCTACTTCTATACATTCAAGCTCAATAACTTGATCGTTTCCTGTTGGTTTCCATTGTGTTAAAGATCTTGTTTTAACTTTAAAAGTTGTTTTTCCTATCTGGAATATTTCGCCTAACTGCAAAGCATCATCAGCGCTAATTCTTCTTTGATCTAATTCTGAATTA